ATTCTGGGAGGCTGAAAAATGTTTATCGCTATGGAATTATAGAATTATGGATTCCATAGCGATAAATTGATTGTTGATAGGGCAATAAATCTCCGGAATTTATTGGGTGTGGAGCCGAATGGATTCCGGAGGTTTTTATGGTGGAAAAAGATGTAGAAATGTTTTTGGAGGCGTGCGAGTTAAAGGGACTGAGCATGAAGACGATTGGAAGCTACGAGCAGACGTTGAGAATGTTCATGCAACATTTGTACAAAAATGGAATTGAGCGCACGGAAAATGTTACGCATCTGACGATTCAGGGATACATTCAGGAGATTCGGAGGCGGGGAAAGTATACCGCTGTGACGAATCAGGATGCCAGAAATTATCCGGAAAACCGTCCGGACTACGGAAAACAAGTCTCAGATGTGACGATTAACAACTACCTGCGGAATCTCAGAGTGTTTTTTAACTGGTGCGTCGATGAGGATATTCTTCGGAAATCGCCGATCAAGCGTGGCGACTTTACGAAGACAGATCACAAGCCGCTGGAATTTATCTCAGATGACGACTTCAAACGGCTGTTGAGAGCGCTGGATATTTCCAAATTTAGTGAGTACAGGGACTTTGTGATTGTTCAGCTGCTTCTGGACACCGGTATGAGAATCAGCGAATGTCTGATGATCAAAGTCAATGACCTGAATTTGGTAAAACGGTTCATCTGGCTACCTGCGAAAAACACGAAAGGAAAACGAGGCAGGTCGGTATTCTTTTCAGAGAAGATGGCAGGGCAGATTCGGAAGTGGATCAAGTACAAAGACCGCTACCGTGACAGCGACTTTTTATTTTGTACAAACAAGGGGAAGCCACTACAGGCAAATAATTTTGAAGCCAACGTCCGAAAGTACGCTAAGAGAGTTGGTTTGAAGAACGTTCATCCGCATGTGTTCCGGAACAACTTTGCAAAACGGTTCCTGATGAATGGCGGAGATATTTACACCCTGAGCCGGATTCTGGGGCACAGCAGCGTGACCGTGACAGAACAGGCTTATCTTGACCTGACACAGGAGGATCTGGCAGAGCTGTACCGCAGGCACAGTCCTCTGAAAAACATGAGATAACGCTGAAAAGCTCGGATTTTCCGGGCTTTTTCTTTTATGAATTCTATTCTAGATTAAACGATAGACTTCAAAATGGGCAACGCTTCACCCAGAATAAAATAAAACAGGACGCAGACGACAGTTTTTTCCAGTAGTATTCCTTTGAACTCAGCGTGGGCTGAGAAATAGTGCAAAGGAGTCTACTTTATGAAAAACTGTAACGAAATCATGCGGGGCGAACGGGCGGAGCTATCGAAAAAGAATCCTTATTATATTTCAAAGCATCGGTATTACGAACTGAAACATTTTTGCCGACAATACGACGAATGGAAGCGCGCATTGGTACGCATCGACGGATGGAAAGCGTTTCCGGAAGGCACGGGAGCAATCGTCAATGCAACACCCTCGAACCCGACAGAGCAAATGGCGATGGCACGAGCATTCTATTCGAGTAGGGTCGATCTGCTGGAGCACTGCCTGGGCGAACTGGAACCAGCAATCGCACCTTATATTCTGCGCGGCGTGACAGAAGGACATTCCTATGAAGCCCTCCGGATCAAGGGGTGCCCATGCTGCAAGGATACTTACTACAACAACTATCGCAAATTCTTCTGGATCCTCAGCCGGGAGCGGGCATGACGCGAAAAATACAGCCTCCTTTATGGACGAAAGTTCACGAAAATTTGATTATGTAAAGGAGATTTTACTATGTTTAAGGCAAAAAAGACTATTATGTACATTGACGTGAAGGGTGTTGACGATATGACTGATCGTCGCGATCTTATGAGAGAAGTCATCCGCAGAAACTGCGATGTTGACAGTCGAATCATTGATTCACTGGTAGACAAGCTGGGAAGCTGTGGTGATAAGGATCATAAGAAATGCGAGTATCAGCTCAGGCTCGAAAACTATGATCTGGGCGGCATTGCACGAGACTTTGAGCTGCTGAAGAAAGCAGGAATCATCGAGCATGTAACCAAACCGACGAACTACATCGTTTACTAAAGGCGAGAGCCGTGGAGAAATCTGCGGCTCTTTCTTTTTATCTGGACGCGAAAAATTCAGCCGCCTTTATGAAAGGTGGTATGTTGATATGTTTAACTTGATTATCTGGATCTTGATCGTTGTGATTCTGGTCAGACTGGCAAAGCTGATCGGAGCAAAGACAAACGAGGTGAAAAGCAGAACAAAGAAGAAACACTGATCAAAATGGAGCTTGTGAGAAATCACAGGCTCTTATTTTTTGCACAGACGCGAAAAATGCAACCTCTATTATGGAAGAAAACAACATTTCAAAATGGAGGATTTATTATGTTTGAAATTATGATGAATTGCATCGAAATGGCAAAGGAAGAAGTTGTATGGATTCTGGTGTTTATGCAGACCGGAATGGGCCACAACTATGTTTTCGAGAATACAAGCGAAATGGCTGCGTTTGGCAGAGCATGGCTTGATACTCAGAGCATGGTGGACGCATTCTGCAATGCTGCACCGGCATTCATCGGCTGCATGATCCTGTTTGCTATGACTGCAATGGCGACAATCAAGCTGACCAGGAAATACGTTTTCAAGGAGGATTGAGCGCAAGCTCTTTCCTTTTTGTCTTTATTACGCACAGACGCGAAAATTTCACCTTCTATTATGGAAAGAAATAAACAATTTTAGGAGGTATTTACTATGCTGAAGAATATTGTGAAGGGCTTTGAGGAAATGATGAACTCTATTATGGCCGCATTTAACGAGTCGTATAACGACAAGTATGCAGGCTGGAATGAGGGCGAAGAACTCCTCATGCTGAACGATGTTCGGTGTGGTATCCGCTGATGGATTCTGACCGGAAAACGGGCGTATGGAAACATGCGCTCTTTTCTTTTTTCTATTTTAGAATAGGCCGTAACGAAGCAACGCGAAATTTTCCCTGTGCTTTATGGAAGGATGTCTTCCGAATATGAATAAAGGAGATTGAAACTATGGGCTACCGAGTAAAAACAAATTACGACAGAGGCTATGTGAACGCAATGGACAAGGTTCGCGTGTTTATCGAAAGCAATCAGAAAGTGATGTTCGTGAATACGGACGAGTACAAGAATGCTAGGAATGCACGTTCGGCTTATGCCAATGCGATCGCGTTGCTTCGTGCGAACGGAATTGTGAGAGCAACTCGAAGCAGAAATGACCTGTTTCTGATTCGCAACGACATCTAAGGCATAGAGAGCTTACGAGAAATCGTAGGCTCTTTTATTTTTGCATCACGCAGAAGACCGTTTTATCCACTACATTATTAAAAGGAGATTTTCAAAATGCTGTACATCTACTATGCTGTGCTATTCGTTGCCATCGTTCTGGGGCTGCTCTTCGGGATGGCGCTCTACCGCTGGTTCCATTACCGTGATATTTACGAAGTGGGGGAGCTGCTGATCGGCGAGGAAGATTCCCCCGACTGGCCCTATCTGAGCCTGAGCCTGGATGAGGAAGTGAAGAATTTTGAAGGCGACAAGTACATCATGCTGCGGGTGCACAAACTGGACCTGACGCGAGAAAAACATGGTGCTTAATGGAGGAAACTCTAATTACTTTGTAAAGGAGAAAATCAAAATGGAAAACTACGAAAACAAAGAATTGCTGAAGGAAGCGGCAAAGCAATCGCTGGAGAGTCTCAAGGACTTGAAACCGGGTACGGAAGAGTACACGAACACGGCAAAGATGGCATTGCAGCTGTACGACATGCAGCTCAAGAGCGATGAGCAGGAGAGCAACCAGAACCTGAAAGAGGATGAGGAACGGCGGAAGGGCCAGGAGGTCATCAACGATCAGGAGAAGGCTGCAAAGGCACGGCGCATTGAGTGGGCGAAGTTTGGCATCAGCTGCCTGACGTTTCTGGGAACGATTGGTACGACGGTATACTGGTCGATCTGCGAGGCTGGCGGTGTAGCGCCGCTTTCCAGAGCAATGAACGATGGTCTCCATGAGATCAAGAGAGGCTTTACGGACAGAAAGTAAAGGAGGAACCGAGAGGGTTCGTGGCGAAAGCTGCGGGCTCTCTTTATTTTTTATGAGATATCACGACATACCGCCAAAAGAGTGGACGAGCTACTACGGGAGCGTTTACCGATGCAATCACCCGGTGTACCGTGTCTGCACGCTCTATCGGGAACAGGGAAAAGGCCTGTGCGTGATCCAGCAGCGGTACAACGAGAAAACCAAGGCTACTTACTGGAGCGCCATTGACCCCTGGCTGACCGACAAGATCTACCTGCATGAAGGGTTCCGGCAGTATTTTGACAGCCACGCCAAGAAGAAAAACGCAAAGGGCGAGTACCCGACTGTGACCGTACGGCAGATCATGTGGGCACTGCGTATGAAACCCCTCAAGAAAGAACGCTGGGAGACCGTGTTTGACCGGAGTTTGATCTAGGCGCGAAAAATTCTCCGTGCTTTATGGGACAAAGGCCCAAGAAAAGGAGAATGTAATATGAACGAATCTATTTTTAAGAAAATTTGGAATTATTCGATTACGGTTGGGCAGATGATCATGACAGCAATTGCAATGGCGATTGTAACCGTTATTGTATGGCTGTTGTGTCGGGCATTCCGGCCGTCGAAAGACTGATATTTTACGATAGACCGGTTGAACACAACTTGAGTTGGGCCGTCCCGGAGAAGGGCTTATGCGAAAGCATGGGCTCTTTCTTTTCGGCGCGAAAATTTCAGCTTCCTTTATGGAGGTAAGAGGGCTTACATTGAAAGGAGAAATTACTATGATGAAAGCTATTAAGAACTTTATGAACAAACCTATTACTTACGGGGCTTATTTCAAATACTGCACCGTATGTGCAAGCATTAGCTTGGCATTGTGCGGATGGGCGTATTATCAGATGAGCAAACTGAACAATTGGGTTGATACAAAAGACGAAGAGAGCAATCTGGAAGAGGACGAAATCTGAAAGATCACGCCCTCTTATCTTTTTATCAGACCGCGAAAAATTCATGATCCCTTATGGAGGAGATAGCTCAAATGGTAGAGTGCCACTTCATTGTGGAGGTTATGGGTTCGAGGCCCATTCTCTTTTTTCATTTTTATTTTTGGAGGTTGAACGATTATGGAGGACATTATGCTGATCAGGTCGAGCTTTCTGCGCCGCATCATCTCGCAGGTCATCAATAAGATACTGAAAAAGCAGTTACCCGGTACAGAGGTACAGCTGGGCGAGGTTCAGGCGAACTGGAGCGAAAAAGAGCAGAAGTTGAAGATCCATCTGGTGGTGGACGCAGAGATGACCAAGGCGCAGCTGATGGATATTCTCAAGAAGGCTGATGTGATCTGACGCGAAAAATTCAGTGCGCTTTATGAGATGGTTAGTCTCAGAATTATATTTTGGAGGTTGAACAATTATGAAGAAAGCATTGAAAATTGGTATTATGGGAATGATTGGATTTATGCTGTTTGTATATGGAGGACTGAACGGATACTGCCTGGCATGGAGTAGACTCTATGATAGAGGAAACTACATTGGTGCAGACGGACTTTCTTATATTGCAAGGTATACTTTCAAACCCGTATTTGCTAAGTACGTGGACTTCCTCATGGCAAGTTATACCAAATATAAGAACTGACCATGAGAGCTTACGAGAAATCGTAGGCTCTTTTATTTTTTCAAAATGGAGGTTAAACATCATGAAAAGAGTGGATGACATCATTCAGCGCTGCACGGACCCGGCAACGAAGAGCGAACTTCAGGCGCTCAAAGAAAACCTTGAGCAGATCTATTCCAAGGTGGAAAACGCGGAGGACTACATGAGCATGTGTGCGGACGCAGATATTTACGAAAACTATCTGAGCGCATCCAATCAGCTTTACGAGCTTCTCTATGGCTAAATCATTTTGTGATGGGAGGTTGAACAATGAAATTGACGAAAACATGCGCGAAATTCCTGCGCAAACACGGCGGAACCATTCTGGCAGTGGCGGCATCTGTAGGCGTTGTGGCAACGGCCATTGAAACCGGGCGGGCAACCACGAAGGCGCAGCACATACTTGAAGTTGACAAGGAGCTGACAAAATTCAACGAAAACGAGTTTGGAGTGACAGAAGAGCCTCCGACAAAGAAACAAATTGTTCTGATGTGCTGGAAAGCTTACGTTCCGGCTGCGATTCTTGGCGGCGGTACCATTGCCTGCATCCTGGGCTCAAACGCGCTGAACAAAAAGCAGATCGCGAGCCTGACCGCGGCGTACATGGCACTGGGAAAGACCTATCAGACCTACCGGGCGCAGGTGCGACGAACCATTGGTGACCAACAGGAAAATGAGATCTTCGAGACAGCCAAATCCATCGAGATGGCGGAAAAAGATCAGACAGTCAAGAATGCCGCAACCGAAAAGCTGCTCTGCTATGACCCTATCGGAAAAAGATATTTTCATGCAACGGAAGCTGAGCTGATGGATGCCTTCTACAACGTGAACCGGAACTTTGCGTTGAATGGAGAAGTCTCGCTGAATGACTTCTACTCCTTCCTGCCCGGACTGGACTTTACACCGGAAGGAGATATGCTGGGCTGGTGCGCGGAGTATCTGAGCAACGAGTGGGAATATTACTGGATCGACTTCAACTATACCCGGCAGACAACGGATGATGGACTGGAAGTGTACTATGTGACAGCATTCCAGGAGCCGATCAAAGAGTATCTGGATTACGACCCGACCAGACGGGAACCATTTTGAATTTTGAAAAGGAGAATGAATATGAAGAAGATCAATTGGTGGAAAGTTGCATCCGTGGCCATGATGGCTGCAAGCGCGATCCTGAGCTTTGGCCACGACCTGATCGAGGAGCAGCGCAGCGAAGAGGAAATGCAGGACATGGTGCGAGAGGAAGTTCAGCGCCAGCTTGCAGAAAAGAACCTGTAAACGCGAAAAATACAGTCTCCCTTATGGAAGAGATATCCAAACTGACAAACAAAGGAGATTGATATTTATGTACGATCACGACTATTACGCAAAGATGGACAAGGCAATGGTACGCGTACTGAAGGCAGTTGCACGTTCAGTGGGGTACGGCTTTACAGGGCTGTATCACTATCTGAAGAAGCAGCCGACCAGACTGTACGAGTATATCCGTTACCAGATCCAACTGGAGCGCGATGATCAGCGTGAAACAGAAATTCGCTTCGAGAATTTGAAGCAGCACGGACATATCTGAAAGGCGAGAGCTTACGAGAAATCGTAGGCTCTTTCTTTTTTATAAATTTTTGGAGGTACGAAGATGAACTTGAAAACATTTGCAAAGGCAGTGCGCAGGAGCGCAGGAAAGAACGCATCCAAGATCCTGGGTGGTCTGGCCATCACGGGAAGCATCACGGCGGTCTATTTCGCTGTGACCGCGACCCCCAAGGCCATGATTCTGCTGGACGAGAAAAAGCAGGAGCTGGGCGTGGAAAAGCTGGACGTGAAGACCATTGTTAAGACGGCAGGCCCGGTGTACGTGCCGACTGCGCTGAGCATGGTGCTGTCTGCGGGCTGCGTCATTGGTGCAGTCCATGTGGACGAGCGGCGGAATGCTGCACTGGCCGCGGCGTGCACCCTTTCTGAGAGCGCGCTCAAGACCTATCAGGACAAAGTGCTGGAGACCATCGGCCCCGAGAAGGAACAGGAAATCCGGGAGACCATTGCACTGGAAAAGATGGCCAAGTGCCCCGAACCGGCAACCATCCAGCCTGCAAAGAACCTTGTCACGACCGATGTTTCCTACGACCAGCGGGTGAAGTGCTGGGAAAGCCTGACCAACACCTACTTCTGGACGACCAAGGCCATGATCGAAAAGGCCGTCAATGGGGTCAACAAACAGCTGCTCAGTGACTTCCGGGTGAGCGAGAATGATCTGTTCGACTATCTGGGCATCGACCACTGCGTCAACGGTGACCTGCTGGGCTGGGACACGGATTCGGGGCTTAACGTTGATATTTTCTATGCATCCCGGCTGGATGAGGATGGAATGCCCTGCCTGACGCTGGAGTATCACACGCCCCCGAAGTGGCTGGGCGGCTATTGATATTTGACCCGGCGCGAAAAATTCAGCTTCCTTTATGGAGGTAATACTCCGACATTATAAACTTATATTTAAGAAAGAGGTAACAAAAATGGACGAAATGATGAACATGAACGAAACTACTATGGAGAACGAGACTTCTGTTGAGGTCGTTCCGGAGGAGAATGTTCAGATGATCGATGACGAGGAAACTTCGAGCAACGGCTCGGGCATTGGTCTCGCTGTTGGTGCTGTGGGTCTGGTTGCAGCCGTGGGATACGGACTGTACCGGAAGCACAAGGCCAAGAAGCAGAACAAGGACGAGGAGAAGCCGAAGACCAAGAAGAAGATCGTCTGGCAGAAGCCCTGGAAGATCGAGAATGTCGATTCTGCACAGGTGGACGTTCCTGACGAGGACGTTGAGGAAACTTCTGAAGAGAAGTAATGTTAGGTAAGGCGAGAGCCGTGGAGAAATCTGCGGCTCTTACTTTTTTTGTTTTTGAAAGGATGACAACATGGCACAAGTAAACATGCCGAAGAGCAGCATCGGACAGCAGCCTGCCTCAGAGCCCCAGAAGAAGTTCCAGAAGGTCGTCAAGGGAAAAGTGACCCTCAAGGAGCAGAACGATATCCAGAAGATCGCCAACGAATTTCTGGCCGAGGACCTCAAGACCGTGAAGAACCGCATCGTGGTGGACTATCTGCTGCCCATGCTGAAGAACGGCCTGTGGAGTATTTTCAACTCGGCGGTCAGCATTGCACTGTTCGGCGAGGACCGCTCCCGCGGCTCTTCGAGCAACTACTCCGGCTCCCGCACCCAGCGGAACAGCTACGACACCTATTATCAGGGCGGCTCCGGCAACCGGCAGGGAAATCCGAACCGGGCCGTAGGACGCAGCTTGCAGAACCTGGACTTTGAGTTCCGCGCGGATGCAGACGACACGCTTTCCCAGATGTACGATGCGATTCGCCAGTATGGTCAGGTCTCTGTGGGCGACCTGTGGGATCTGATGGGCGTTTCCAACGAGAGCACCGATTACAATTACGGCTGGTACAACCTTGACGGGGCGTTCATCAAGGGCATCCCGGGCGGATATCGCCTGATGCTGCCTCGCCCTGTACCGCTGCGCTGAACAATAAGAAAGGATTGATATTTATGAAGTTCCTGAAAAAGATCGACAAAACCGAAATCGTGGAAAAGATGACCCGTGCTGCATCCAAGTGCGGCTACAAGCTGAAGAAGGCAAGCCCCACCATTATGATCGTTGGCGCTGCCATTGGCGGCGTGACCGCTACTGTGCTGGCCTGCAAGGCGACCATCAAGGCGCAGGATATTATGACCGAGCACTATGCTCAGGTTGAGAGCATCCACACGGCCAAGAAGCAGATCGAGGATGGCACGGTCCAGCTGAGCGAGGGCGAGACCTACACCGAGAAGGATTACAAGAGCGATATTACGACCACCTACGTCCAGACCGGCCTGAAGCTGGCAAAGGTGTATGCGCCTGCGGTCACCCTGGGTGCGGTATCTCTGGGCTGCATGTTCGGTTCCCACCACATCATGTCCAAGCGCAACGCGAGCCTGACTGCGGCTTATATTGCTCTGGACAAGGCCTTTGAGGAGTACAAGAGCCGTGTATCCGACCGCTTTGGCAGCCGTGTACAGGAAGAGCTGGAGCACAACATCAAGGCTGTGGAGCTCGAGAGCAAGAGCACCAACGAGCATGGCGTGGAGGAGACCATCAAGGAGTACAAGGACATCGCCATGCAACACACCAGCCCCTATACCTGCATCTTTGACGAGACTGTGGACACCTGGCAGCCCGACAACATGCTGAACCGCAACTACCTGTTCCTGATGGAGCAGGCGGCAAACAAGCGTCTGCGCATCCAGGGGCATCTGTTCCTGAATGACGTTCTGGCATCTCTGGGCACCCACGGAGGTGTGACCATGAAGACCCCGGAAGGCCAGATCGTGGGCTGGATCTATGATCCGAACGATCCGACCCGGCAGAGCCACGTGGATTTTGGTGTGACCAACTACGTCGAGGGCGACGAGGCGCTGAACAGCTTTATCAACGGCGGGGAGCGCTCGGTGATGCTGCGGTTCAACTGTGACGGGCCCATCATCGACAAGATCTGAGACTGATATTTTGGAGGGATACGCTATGACCAGATTCGTTAAGAGACTGTCTTACCTGTTTGCTGCCATGGCCGGAGTCTGCTTCGTCTCTGGTCTGGCGGTTCTTTCTGAGTGAGGTGGAACGATGGAAACTTTGGAAAGCACTTTCCTGTTTCTGGACTATCTGACCGATACCAAACGCAAGCGCCACATGGTGGGAGGCATTCTGATGAGTGTCTCCCTTTTCTTTGGCGGATTGGCGTTTACCATGATGACGATCAAAGGAGACATCGACAATGAACAAGACCGTGCGTGATATTCTGCTCTTTGCAGCAGGCTTTGGGGCAGGTGCCCTTGTGATGCACACCGTTTTCGAGAAGAAATACGAGACCTATTACGGCAAACGGTACGAGGCCGAGCGTGAGAATCTGCGGCAGAAGGAAGCCGATATGGACAAGACCATCGAAGAAAGGGCGACCCAGAAGAGCTTTGAACAGCTGGCCGGGAAGTACCGTACCGAATCTGACCCGGAAGATGTGGTGGCACACGAGGCCATCGAAGTCATTGAGCCGGATCAGTTTGGTGAGCTGGACGACTACGAGACTTCCTTCCTGACCTACTACGCAGACGGAAAGCTGGTGTTCGATACGGAGGATCAGCCCGTGGACGACGATGATATTCCGAAGATCATTGGCAACGAGGCACTGGACCGCATTGGCGAGTTCGCACCGAGCGCTGTTCATGTCCGCAACCACAACTACCACAAGGATTACGAGATTCTCCGGGTTCGGGAGAACTGGCCCGGCAACCACGACGATGAGGAGGATGAATGAACTTTATGAGGGAGACGGAGCAGTATTATGACTGGCTCTACAAGATCGTCTGCGGCGAATGGGAACCCCGGAACCTCAGCTTTCACCGCTTACTGATGTATCTTTTTAACCGGGATTATATTCCGGCGTGCGAAATGGATGTCTGCCGGGCAACGGACGGCATCAACCTGCGGTACCGCTTTGCATCGGAGAATAATATTCCGTACGGGAAGATCGATGCGGTATTTCAGGGCGTACCCTGCTCTATGTTGGAGATGATGGTGGCGCTGGCGATCCGCATTGAGGAGCACATCATGGAAGACCGCAGCATGGGCAACCGCGTGGGGCAGTGGTTCTGGAGCATGGTCGTCAGTCTGGGCCTGGCTGCCATGGACGACACCCGTTTCAGCGAAAAGCGCGCGGAACCGATCCTGGCCCGGTTTATGGATCGGGGCTACCAGCCGAATGGGGCTGGCGGTCTCTTTACGATTACCTGTACGTCCATCGACATGCGCACCATTGATATTTGGTACCAGTTGATGAGCTGGTTGAATGAGAATGAGTTTTGATGACATATGAATCGAAAATCTGCATCCCTATGGAAGGATTCGTTGAGAAGATACTCGACGATTCCCATGTGATGCTGCGAATCACGGCGTGTCGAGACGAGAACAACATTGGTCGGCTGATTCTGGCTGACCCGAATTACTGGAGGAAAATTGACAATGGAACTGACTGATATTTTGATCGACCTGAGCAACAGCAAGGCTGCACTGGAGGTGGCCAATCATACCATCCGCCGCATGAAGGGCAAGTGCATCCGGAAGAACATTCTCATCGCTGGTCTGCTGTGGTTCGGATTTGTTTCCTGCAAGATGGTGAACGAGGCGGAAAAGCAGCGCAAGGAAGCCGATGAGCGTGCCCGCGAGGCAGAGGCAGCGCTGGCCCAGATGACCCTCCAGAAAGAGAATGACGTATAAAAACCTCGGAGAAAGGAGGAAGTCAGTTACAAATGATTGATTTCCTGATGATTGCAACGCGGACGGGAAAACGCGGGACAATCGAAATTTATCCCAAATTCATCATCAAAAAGTCGAAAGACCTGATGATCCGGGGTTCTGATTTTTACGCGGTCTGGATGGAAGAGCGGGGACTTTGGAGCACGGACGAACAGGATGCGCTCCAGATGATCGACCGCGCGCTGGATATTTACGCGGAGGAACACAAGCAGGTCTTCAATGACAGCTACCGTGTTCTGCACATGTGGGACGCGGAGAGCGGGATGATCGACAACTGGCACAAATACTGTCAGCGTCAGATGCGGGACAACTACCACACCCTTGACGATACATTGATATTTGCGAACACCCCGGTCAAGAAGGAAAGCTATGCGTCGAAGCGGCTGCCGTATCTTCTGGAGGAGGGAAACATCAGCGCCTACGACGAACTGATGACTACCCTATATTCTCCCGAGGAGCGAAAGAAGATCGAATGGGCGGTTGGCGCGATCGTGAACGGCGATTCCCGCAAGATCCAGAAGTTCCTCGTGCTCTATGGCCCACCTGGAAGCGGTAAATCGACCGTGTTGAACATCGTCCAGAAACTTTTCGACGGGTACTGGTCTGTGTTCGACTCCAAGGTGCTGGGGTCATCGTCCAATGCGTTTGCGCTGGAGGCGTTCAAATCGAACCCGCTGATCGCGATCCAGCACGACGGTGACCTTTCCCGCATCGAGGACAACACCCGGCTGAACTCGCTGGTATCCCACGAGACCATGCTGGTGAACGAGAAGTTCCGCAGCCAGTATTCCAGCCAGTTCAAGTGTTTCATGTTTCTGGGCACCAACAAACCCGTTAAGATCACGGATGCAAAATCGGGCCTGATCCGACGACTGATCGATGTGGAACCTACCGGCGAAAAGATCCCTGCAAAAAAGTACCGTGACCTTGTAGCGAAGGTGGACTTTGAGCTGGGAGGCATCGCATGGCATTGCAAGGAAGTATACGAGCAGAACAAACATCTCTACGATGATTATATTCCGACCCGTATGCTGGGTGCATCGAACGACTTTTACAACTTCATGCTGGATTCCTTTTATATTTTCAAGAAGGAGGATGGCGTATCCCTGAAGCGGGCCTGGGCGATGTACAACACCTACAATGACGAGGCAAAGGTAGCGTACCCATACTCGCGCCGTGCATTCCGGGAAGAGCTGATGAACTACTTCGAGGAGTACAAGGAACGCGCGGAGACCGTGAATGGCGAGCGGGTGCGGAGCTACTACAGCGGCTTCAAAGCGGAGAAATTCAAAGAGTTCCTTGACGAACCTGTGAAAGCAGAAGAACCCACTGCCGAGCCGGAAACGTCATGGATCGAGTTCAAAGAGCAGCATTCTCTCTTCAATGATATTTGCAAGGACTGCCCTGCACAGTATGCGACAGACGATGGCATTCCGATGCGAAAATGGGAGAATGTCAAGTCAAAATTGGCCGAACTGGATGCTTCGAGACTGCACTACGTGAAAGTTCCGGAGAATCACATTGTCATCGACTTTGATATTCCCGGGCCGGACGGAAAAAAGAGCTTCGAGCGCAACCTGGAAGCTGCCTCCAAATGGCCCCAGACCTATGCGGAGCTGAGCAAATCTGGTGCGGGAATCCACCTGCATTATATTTACACCGGCGATGCAACGAAGCTGAGCAGGATCTACGACGAGAACATCGAGGTCAAGGTGTTCACGGGGAAGTCCTCTCTGCGGAGAAAACTGTCGAAATGCAATGATATTCCGGTTGCGACCATCAGCAGCGGCCTGCCACTGAAGGGAGAAACGAAAATGGTTGATACAAAGCAGATCCAGGATGAGCGGCACCTGCGTATCCTCATCAAGAAAGCCCTTGCCAAGGAGATCAGCCCCTATACGAAGCCCAGCATTGACTTTATCGCACACATCATGGACGAAGCCTACGAGGGCAATGTCGTTTACAACGTGGACGACATGCGGAATGCGATCTTGGGCTTTGCTGCCAGCAGCACGAACCAGGCGGACACCTGCCTGAAGATCGTGGCAAAGATGCACTTCAAATCGAAGGATGATATTCAGCGGGAGGCCCCTGTGGGAGAGGAAACGCCATTGATATTTTTCGACGTGGAGGTGTTCCCGAATCTTCTGCTCGTAAACTGGAAGTTTGCCAAGCAGGAGCCTGTGCACCGCATGGTGAATCCTACGCCGGAGGAGATCGAGAGCCTGACAAAGTATCGACTGGTCGGCTTCAACAACCGCAAGTACGACAACCATATCCTCTGGGCCCGCATGATCGGGATGTCAGTGGAGCAGATCTATGCGCTGTCCAACCGGATCATCAACGAACACACGGGCTTCTTTGGTGAGGCGTACAACCTGTCCTACACGGATATTTTCGACTTCTCGTCGAAAAAGCAGAGCCTGAAGAAGTTTGAGATCGAGTTGGGCATCCACCATCAGGAGCTGGGACTTCCGTGGGATCAGCCGGTGCCGAAGAGCCTGTGGGACAAGGTGGCCGAGTATTGCGACAACGATGTGATCGCGACCGAGACCCTGTTCTACTCGAAAAAGCGTCAGGCAGACTTTGTGGCGCGAGAGATTCTGGCAGACCTTGCCGGGATGACGGTGAACGACACGACAAACTCGCTGACAACACGCATTATTTTCGGCAAGGAAAAGCACCCCCGGCTGGTCTACACCGACCTTGCCACGGGAAAATCCGATGCAATCGTGGAAGTCGAGCCTGATATTTTGACCGACTGCAACATCATCAATGCCTTTCCCGGTTACGAGTGGGCCAAGGGCGAGGACGGCAAGTACCACAACATGTTCCGGGGCACGGACCTGGGCATGGGTGGTTATGTCTACGCTGAGCCCGGGATGTACACGAACGTAGCTTTGCTGGACGTTGCGTCGCTGCATCCGCATTCGGCTGTTGCCATGAACTACTTTGGCGAGTACACCAAGCATTTCAACGACCTGATGGATGTACGAATCTACGTCAAGCACGGCGAGTACGAGAAGGCAAAGGGGCTCTTTGGCGGCAAACTGGCAAAGTACCTCGATGATCCGCAGCAGGCAAAGGCTCTGGCGCAGGCGTTGAAGATCGCCATCAACTCGGTTTACGGGTTGACCAGTGCAAGCTTCGACAACCCGTTCCGCAACCCCAAGAACGCCAACAACATTGTGGCGCTTCGAGGGGCTTTATTTATGCGCACTTTGCAGGATGAAGTGCAGCAGCGCGGCTTTAAGGTCGCGCATATCAAAACGGATTCGATCAAAATCCCCGATGCGACCCCGGAAATCATTGCGTACTGCATGGATTTTGCAAAAAAGTACGGCTACACGTTCGAGCATGAGGCGACCTACGAGCGGATGTGTCTGGTGAACAATGCCGTTTATATTGCGAAATACATGGCTGCCGACCAGTGCGAGGCGCTCTACGGTTATATTCCGGGCGACTGCAAGGACGAAGGCGGCGAATGGACGGCGACGGGCACCCAATTCCAGGTGCCGTATGTGTTCAAGACCCTGTTCTCCAAGGAGAAGATCGAGTTCACTGACCTCTGCGAGACAAAGACCGTTTCCAAGGGCGCTATCTATCTCGACAAGAACGAGGACCTGCCTGAAGGCGAACACAATTATATTTTTGTGGGTCGCGTGGGACAGTTCTGCCCGATCATGCCGGGAAAGGGCGGCGCTCTGCTGCTGCGGGAAGCGGGCCTGACGGATACCGGCGAACGGAAATATGCTTCTGTGACCGGAGCAAAGGATTACCGCTGGCTGGAAAGCGAGGCGGTCTATCAGCTTCAGATGCAGGAGGATATCGACAAAAGATATTTCAACCGGGAAGTCGATGAGGCAGTTGAGGAGATCTCCAAGTACGGCGACTTCAACTGGTTCGTTGGCGACGACGGCGTTGCGCCCTGGACAGCGCCGGATCTTCCCTGGAGCGATGCGCAGGAAGAAGCAGCAAGAAATTTTGACGTGAGGTGATATTTTATGACGAACAAACTGTACGATTCCAAAGGACAGCTGATTGGCTATATCAGAACCGTTGAGAAGAATCAGTACGACGACCTGATGAAGGTGATTCTTTCCACTGGTCACGAACTCGTATTTGGCCCGTGTGATCTGACCTCTGATCGAGACGGCAATTGGCGTATCCGTTCTGGCGCGCTCTATCCTCGGTGTGAGGGTAAGAAGACGGCTTCTGCTACGAACACAGCTGCTATCAAGGACGTTATCTTTGCTCCTCCGGCCACGATCGTTTACTGGTCGGATGGCTCCAAGACCGTTGTGAAGTGCAGCGAGAAGGATGTTTTCGACCCGGAGAAGGGGCTGGCCATGGCAATTGCAAAACGTTGCGGCGGCAATAAGGGCAACTATTACAAGGAGATCCAGAATTGGGTCGAGAAGAGCGGGAAGAAGTATCCCGGGAAGCCTGCTGCCGGAAAAGCTGTCGATCTGGATGTGCTGAAAAAGTACAGTTCTGAGGCAAATAAGGATTTTGAGAAGTTCCTCAGCGCGGTCATGAGCAACAATCAGTCTGGTACACTTCTCCACCTGACAGCACTCGTGGCAGATCTGAAAATTCTGGAAAATGAATTCAACAAGTAAAAAGGAGACTGATATTTATGTACACCAAGCGCCAGAAAGTCAATATCGACGATACCCGTTTCATCTTTACCACCAACTTCAGCGGTGATCCCAGCCGTGATCGCTTTGGCTCGGACAAGCGCCGCGTCAACGTGGTGATCCCGACCATGGAGCTGGTGAATCACCTCATGGACCTCGGCGTGAAGGTTCGTCAGACCAATCCGAATCCTGAGCGTACCTACGACGAGCCGTTCGTTCCGACCTACTTCGTGCCGGTGACGATCAACATGGATTCCAAGTGGCCCCCGCATATCTACTGGGTCACCACTTCCGGCAAGCGCCTGCTCTGCAACACGGACACGATCAGCCAGCTGGACTTTATCCGGGTCAAGAACGTCTGTCTCCAGGCAAACCTTGTCGAGAAGCGGAACGCACCCGGCGAGTACAGCCTGTATGCGGATGTGATGTATGTTGAGCAGGATGCGGATGCTGATCCGTATGCAGAGCGCTATGCCCGGTTTGCAGCTCCTGAAGCAGACATGGCAGAGCCGAGCGACCACACCGAAATTCCGTTCTGAGGTGACGCATATGAAGAAACTGTTTATCAGCGCACCGATGAAAGGGCGCACTGAAGCACAGATCCGAGCAACCATGGAGCAGATGCACCATATTGCTGAGGCTGTGTTTGGCGAGGAGCTGGAGGTGATCCAGACTTATATTTCTGATGATCCTCCGGCTGACGCGAATCAGGCAGTCTGGTACCTTGGTGAGAGCATCAAGAAGATGGCGGATGCAGACTACTTTATCGGGATCTACGATGAGGAGAAGGCGTTCCGTGGCTGTGCAATCGAAAACCTGGTTGCCCGTTCGTACAATATCCCGAGCTATGTGATCAACTTTGGTTTTGTAGCCCCTGATGTTACGGAAGCTCGTGCAAAAGCCAACCGGAAGTACAACCGATATTATTGATCATTGATATTTTTCGAGTGCCGGGGTCAGTCCCTGGTCGAATGCCCAGTCGGTGAGTGCCCACGTCGCAAAATGGCGGCTCTAAGGAAACAGCTCGATTTATATTTTTGATGTGCAATTTGGGAGGTTGACAGTATGAAAGTTCTGAGGGTTCGCCCAAAGCATTACCCTGAAGTGATCGACATTGACTGCTCTCTGGAATCGCTTCAGAAAGAGGTGGAAGGCCCGATTCAGGCTATTTACCCGTGGGACGATGAGGTGGCATTGATTTGCAACGAAGAAGGAAAGCTGCATGATGATTGCATGGAGAAACTCAACCGGACGCTCGACGGCCCTTATGGTATCCCCATTGATATTATCGTTGGAACATTCCTGATTGTAGGCCTCACGGAGGATGATTTCGGTGAGCTTTTGCCGGAGTTCGTTGAGAAGTACGAGAAGATGTTCCATCAACCGAGAAAGTTCGTCACCTACACGGATAGTGAAGGCAAAGTGCATCTCGACGTTGATTATTGTACACCTGAAGAATAAGCACATGAGAGCCCTGGAGAAATCTGGGGCTCTTTTATTTGAGTCATTAGCATGGGCTGTACGGCGGGTTCGATTCCCGCATGACTCGCAACCGGGCCAGAGAGCCTGATATTTGAACAACAGAAGGAGTAAGGATTATGAGCAGAGAAAAAGTAAAAGAGATCGTCGATTACATGGTTTCGGAGGGTACACAGAACACCAACTACGGCTGCTGGGCCTTTGATATTCCGGAACTGTGCGACAAGTTCGACCTTCCGCTGGAATGGTTCTATGAGCACAACGATGATATTTGCCGCGAACTCGACAAGCGTGATGAGATTGCTGATTACGAGCAGAACTACGACTGGAACAACCATCCGCTGAATTACGACCTGGTTTATTACACGGACTTCTGCCATTTTGAGGAGGTGTGATATTTATGGGCGGACTTCGCAGAGTAGATAAGGCTTGCAAAAAATGCGGCACTATGATGTATCAGGTTCCGTCAAAAAGATTGTACTGCGATAAATGTCGAGACACCGTACCGCGTAACATGTCAAAGACGGAAGAAAAGCCTAAAAAGCTCACACTGTCAGAAATCATGCGCGAAGCAGACAAGGAGGGCTTACAATATGCGTCCTATTGCAAAAAGCACGGACTTTACTAAGAAAAAAGAGCTCTGGAAGGTGTTCAGGAAGCACCGGAAAGAGCTCTTTGCTTATACCGTCAGAGGGGAGGGTGAAGATGAGGAAGAGGCGACGATCTCGCTTCTGGCCTACGAGAATCACTGCAAGAAAAGTGACATTTATGTGACGTTGGAAATGAGGTGAGCGACCTGATGGCAGGTGTAACGCTCTACGACTATCAATTGGATGCGATCAACCGTATGAAAATCGGCTGCATCTTATGCGGAGGCGTAGGAAGCGGAAAATCGAGAACGAGTTTGGCGTTCTATTACAAACTTTACGATGGGGAGGTGAACACAGAGAATTATGTTCGTATGACAGAGCCCCCGGATCTTTACATCATCACGACTGCCCGGAAACGGGATACGGGAGAGTGGGACGAAGAACTGGCCCATTTCTATATGTCTACAGATCCAGAGCATGATATTTACGAGCACAAGGTCATGGTGGATTCCTGGAACAATATCGGAAAGTACGTTGGCGTAAAGAATGCGTTCTTTATATTTGACGAGCAGCGAGTCGTTGGAAAGGGCGCATGGGTGAAATCTTTCTACAAAATTACGCAAAATAACGAGTGGATTCTGCTCAGCGCCACCCCCGGGGACTGCTGGACGGATTATATCCCGGTGTTCATCGCCAATGGGTTCTATCGAAACAGAACGGACTTCAACAACCAGCATGTGGTATACAGCCAATTCTGCACGAAGTACCCGAAGATCGATCGGTATCTGAATACCCAGCGCTTGGTACGGCTGCGGGAACGGATTCTGGTTGACATGGACTTCGAGCGGCCGACTGTCTCACACCATGAGAATGTATTTGTGGATTACGACAAGGTGAAGTATCTGTCGATCTGCAAGAACCGGTGGAACCTCTGGGAGAACAAGCCAATCGAGACCGCCAGCGAGTTCTGCTATCTGCTGCGGAAGTTGGTGAACGCTGATGCAAGCCGACAAGAAAAAGTGCTGGATATTTGTAAAGGCAGACCTAGGGTCATTATCTTCTATAATTTCGATTACGAGCTTGATATTCTGATGGGTCTGGACTACGGCAAGGACACAGAGGTAGCACAATGGAACGGGCACAAGCATCAGCCGCTTCCTGAAGGCGACAGGTGGGTGTATCTGGTGCAGTACAATGCCGGTGCTGAAGGCTGGAACTGCATCAAGACGGACACCATTATATTTTACAGCCAGAACTACTCATATAAGATCATGGAGCAGGCCTCGGGGCGTATCGACCGACTGAATACACCTTACAAGGATCTGTACTACTACCATCTGAAGAGTAGGAGCGGTATTGATCTGGCAATTTCGAGAGCCCTGAACTCGAAGAAAGCGTTTAACGAGAGGAAATTTTATGGAGGACAGTGATGATCGAAACAATCCATGACGTAGGCAAATGCACGAGCATCGAAGAGTTGCAAAACCAGATTGATAATTACAACCAAGTGATTGCAGAATACAAAAGAGAAAATCCAATTTGTGCTGCAATCATTCTCAAGATGCACACCGATGAGAATTTCGCTCATTTCATGGGCCTATTATCAACGGTTGGTGCACTTGGGGCTCGCATCAAAGAATTGGAGGAGGCAAACAAATGATTAAGGATTCTGGAGATCGCACCGAATTTGAAACTGGTGCAAAGCGTGACATGCACGCAGGGAAGGGACGGATGGACCTTCTGCCTTGGTATGGCATCATGGAAGTCAGCAAGCACTGCGAAGAGGGCGCACTGAAGTATGGCGAACACAATGTGGACAAGGGTATTCCGCTGCATTCGCTGCTGGACAGCGCTTCTCGGCACCTCGCAAAGTACATGGTCGGAATGGACGACGAGGACCACCTGCGAGCTGCCTGTTGGAACCTGCTCTGGGCACTGAACCAGCGGGAGACGCACCCGGAGCTGGATGATAGGTTCTCCGTTAAGCAGGAGAAGACCCAGAAAAAACGTCCTTGGATATCGGTTGAGTGTACCAACTGCAATAAACGCCATCCTGTTGCCCCTGAGGTGTGGCTGTACGACATGGATGAAGTTCCTGCGAGCAGTAGAATTTTGAAATGCCCGTTTTGCAATGAGCATTGGATACATAAATACATCGGTAACCTCGATGAGTATGCAAACCCTGACGAAAAGCTCGTTGCCGTTAAATGCGGTGGCTGTAATGCTCATTTTGGGATTCCTACATCTAACTGGAACAGTATGAAGGAGTGCACAATCCATAACGGTGAGGTTCTGGCACGTTGCCCTCGCTGCGGAAAGGACACTTTTATTTCAGAGGTAAGCGCTGATGAATAACTGGATGCGCGAAGTGGATTATGCAACCTACTGCCCGAAATGCAAGAGTTTCAAGGTGCTGGAGACGGACGAGTCCTGCAATGAGTGCCTGACGGAGTGTGCGCGGGAGGGTACGGTTAAGCCTCTGAAGTTTGAGGAGAAGACGCGAAAATAACAGACTCCTTTATGGAGAAATCCAAATACTGACTATAAAGGAGAAATATTTATGGCAAAGGTTTACACTATGGAAGAACTCGAAAGAGCACGAAAGAAAGCTCAAATTCGGGAGTGGTTCCAGGACAAAAAGGTAAAAGCACAGACTTGGTGTTATGAGCATAAAGAGCAGATTATTACTTATGGTCCGGTTGTTGTGGGCGGAATTGCAGCAGGAGCAAAAATGCTGTCGAAGCACGCGGCACTGGCCAAGGAGCAGAATCTGAAGGATTTGTACTGCTACGACAGAAGTTTGGGACATTACTGGAAATTGCGTCGGGAACTGACGAACGAAGAATGGCTAGAAATCGATAAGAGAAAGAAAAACGGTGAAAGACTAAGTGATATTCTCGATGATATGAGGGTGTTGGACTGACTTCATTATGGAGCCGTGGAGAAATCTGCGGCTCTTTATTTTCTGAACTGTAACAAAAAGGAGCGATTCAAATGCACGAGATTCAGGAAAAAGCCACGACCCATAAGGTCTTCATGAAAATCATCCGCCCTTGGCCCGGACGAAGCGGATATTTAGAAAAGTTCTCTGGTTTAACCTCGAACGGTATGGCAAGGTTTCGCTTTGAGGGTGATAACTACGATACCATCGCCCATGTGAGCAATATGGAATATAAGGTATATGACTGATTTCAAATCTAAAATTGTAGAGTACCAGGAGGAACGGTGAACGCTAAATGATATTTGCTGAAGAGGATCTGAACTCTTTGAATGCTATTGCTGGACTATTGGCTTCATTTGGGTGTGATAGTCAGGCTGGCTGTGTGCTTTATATTCAGCATAAAATTGCAAAGACCATGGAGGCCGACGAAAGGAAATGCAGAAATGAGAAATATGTCTAAGAAAACCTGGAAACTCCGGGTTTGGAATCACATGACCGAGATGCAGAAGTTGAATATTCTGCTGAAGCATGCTAAGGTTCCGCATACTTATGGCCATCGTTGGGATGGTGGCGAGCAAATCATTGCATATGATGCTGCTGGAAATCGTATCTGGGATGGCGTTTGGGGTTGGGGTTCCTATGGCTTTGAGCAGGGACTTATCGAGGTGATGGGCTCACAGCTACTTGGCCATGATGATGTTAAGGGCTGGCTCATGGCTCGTCAGGTCACAAAGATGTGGAGGTGTAGAAATGCTGCGCAAAATCGCTGAGTTTATCAAGATATTCTGGACGAAACCAATCAAATGGCTTCTCGGAATTAAATCTCCAACAGAAGAATGGGCTCGTTGGTTGGGAATCCCAGAATGTGAAGCTCGAATTGGCGCAATTCATAAATATTGTAACCCTCTACAAGAATTGGAAATTGCTAGAAACCACTTTGAGAACTGCGATCCAGAGTTTATCACGGCCGCTATCTTCGAGCTAAACGCTGCGGAGAGCCGTCTGGATGCTGCAAGGAGGTGCATGGTATGACAACAAACCTTTGGGAAAAAATCGGCCATATGCTGGGTCATATTCTGGCGGCAACGCTGGTTATTTGCGCATGGCTGATCATTATTGCGTTCACGCTGAAGGTGATCTGGTTCATTTTGTTCCGGATTCTGCTGTGAGGTGCGATATGATTGACTATGAAGAAGTTGTTGAGGCCATATGGAGGTACGACTGTCCTCGAATTGACATTGATGAGGATGTTACGACACTTTATGCGGATGGCAAAGCCTTTGCGCAAGTTATTCACAGGGCCGACGGGTCACGCGAGGACTTGTATTTTGAGGATTACGAGCTTCAAAAAGATATCCTGATCAAGCCGAACGCTACATTGCGTGATGTGGTCGAGCTTTGCATGAATGGTGACATTAGCTACGCAGATGCTCGTGAATGGTGCATGGAGAATGATATTTCACTTGGGCAGTTCGACAGGTGGCTTTATGGCGCGCTGAGAAAGTCTGATACCCCTGTCCGGGTGGAACCGAAAGAACCGTGGCCATATCGAGTGGTGGCGGGTATAAACCGGGTGCTGGAGATTCTGCTTAACTCGATTTTGGAGGATTTTATATGAAGATGCACACGTTTTGGTTTGAGTGCACGGACAATGGTGGCGGGCATCAGGGTTTCGTGGTCAAAGCAGAAAATAAGCAGGAGGCCATCAAGAAGGGCATGGCGTTTGCAAAGAAACATGCTTCGGGTGATATCTGTGGGGATTGGGAGTGCAAAATGATATCGGAGTGGACAACATGAACAACGACTTCGGAGCACTTACGATACTTGCACCTAAATGCCAGAAGTGTCCGAAGGTGGAAACTTGCGACCATAAGCAACTGGCTCATCTCGGATACATTATCCCAATCGAGGATACTGGCATCAGCATGGTGGTCCAAAGAGGTAATGGAAAGAGCCTGCGGCAGCTTGAAATCATTGATTCATTGATGAAAAGGAGATTTAATTATGAAAATCGTTGAACCTAAGTACGAAATCCTCACTGATATTTCTGAGGGAGGCATTAAGGAGCTCCAGCAGATCGAGCGGGTGGCCCGGGTCTGCTACAAGAGCGAGGACAAGATCACGCCGGATGGTGAGTCGGCAAAGAAACTGGTGGGCTTTCTGGTGAAGCAGGGGCATGAGGCTATGCTGGAGCATTCGCAGCTGAGTGTGCTGTTTACCTGTGATCGTGGCGTGGCCAATGAACTGATAAGGCACCGTATTGCGAGCTTTGCGCAGGAGAGCACACGGTACTGCAACTACTCGAAGGAGAAGTTTGGCGGGGAGTTGACGTTTATCTGGCCTTCTTATATTCGTGGCGAGCAGTATTGCGAACTGAACGATAGCGAGGTTACGATCAAGAGTTCGTTCCTCGAAGCCATGACCTATGCCGAAAAGGACTACAAGCTTATGATTGCTAATGGTATGCGTCCCGAACAGGCCCGTTGTGTACTGCCGCTGTGCTTGAAGACCGAGATCGTGGTGACTGCCAACTACCGTGAGTGGCGCAACATCTTCAAGCTGCGTACTCCTGTGGCAGCACATCCTCAGATGCGGGAGCTCATGTGCCCGTTGTTGATGGAGCTTCAGAAGAAGATTCCGGTGGTGTTCGATGATATTTACACGTACTGGCCTGCGGATGACCAGACACGGAAAGGAAGTATGGTGAAGTGATGCGAATTGTGCTGCTCGCAAGCATTATTTTGCAAGCTATCGCAATTGGAATGTCTTTTGCTGAGAACATCGGCGAAGAAAAACAGAGAATCATCAGATATACAGGATGGTTCTTGCTTTTGATTTACATGATATTTGGTTGAGGCGATTAACTATGAAAAATCGTATTATTTGCGTCGTTGCATGTATGATGATGCTCGCTGGCTGTCTCGGGCTATGCAGTTGCGGAAACTATAGGGTGTTTGATACGACATTTACCTATTCCTGGGCACAGATTAAGTTGCCCGATGGAACTATTGTTCAAGGCAAAGTGGACAACTGGACTGACTACGAAGGCGATCAGCTGCAAATCACGATTGACGGTACCACATATCTGGTTCATGCAGCAAATGCTATTATGAAAACCTGAGTGGGAAAGGATGTGGTGATAAGAAATGCAGCAAAGAACGTATGATTTTCTCGCTAAGTTGAAGGTTCCCATGCTGACCTTCGGCGGAGAGCTGATGGGCGAGGCTGTGGAGATGGTCGTCGACGACTTGAACTCGCACCGATTTATGTCCATGAGGGATATCGAGGCATCACTGGCAGATAAGTTCAATTGCAGCCCTGGTGTTGCGGATCGCCGGATGCGGTATGCATTGGATATGGCGGAGTATCGCTCTGGTGGGGTTAATATTGAGCTGGAGAATTTGAAGAGTACGTACGATATTAAGGTGCTGTCGCTGAAGAAATTCTTGTATGCGGCGGGGAGAAGTTTGATGACGGAGGTGAGTGTGGGTAATGACCGCGGGTGAATTTAACGAACTGGCCAAGCAGGGGAGAGTGCGGGCTCATATCGTGGATAATTTTAGTGGTGAATACGGACTGGTTGAGAAAATTTCCGGTTTGACGAACCAGTTTGTGAGGTTTCGATTCAAAGGTAAGAAGTGCGATACAATCATCTCGCCGGAGAATGTGATGTTTGAGATTGAGGATTAAGGTATGAAACTGGATAAAAATGTTATTTGGGTGAGGCCACCCTGATTTACTTGACTATGGGCAGAGTGCATGATATCCTAAATACATGACGAATAGGAGGTGCTTTTATGGCACGGACGGTAAAATGCCCTGGCTGTGGTGCGGATCTTACGGTGAAGGATGGCAACCGAGATTTCATGTTTTGTGAGTTCTGTGGGACGAAGATTCGGCTCGATGACTATCAGGAGACGCATCGGTTTGTGGATGAAGCACGGATCCAAGAGTCCAAGGATGCGAAGGAACTTGAGCTTAAGAAGATGGAGCAGGAGAGATGGCGAACCGAAGACGCTAACAAAACTGCTGCTACTTATTTCAAGTGGCTTGGAATCGTCATTGTGATTTTGGTCATAGCGTATATAATTTGCATGGGCTTAGGTATCGCTTGACGCCCATTTCTGCCCATTTTATTTTTCGCAATTTTTGGGATTTTTCGAGAAAACGTTAAAAAGTGCCATTTTTGTGGCCAAAAACCCACTTTGTGGCCAAAAAATTTTATAAAAATGGCCACAAAATTTAACGTAAATACGTTAAAAATATGCCGTTTGGCCAAAAACCCACTTTTTTCTTTAACTTACTTAAAAAAATGAAAAAATATATATAGTAATAGAGGATAAAAAACGGGTTTTTGGCCACAGCGAGTTTTTACCCATTTCCACCTTGCAAAAGAGCGCCAAATAGTGTATTCTTAAAACACCGTGTACGAACGTAGCACTCCTAACATATATGAGGTGAAAAGTTATGGATAAGTACGGTATTGAACATTGGATTACAACTGACCAATATGGAAACGAAGTTGAATGCTTTGCGAATAAATTTGCAGAGGTTCATACGAAACGTCCGATTTGTGTTTGTGGTGAGCCAATGATGGAAACTCGTGAGCTCGAATGGGACTGCCCTAAATGCGGGGCGCACCTCGAAGCGGAAGATGTTTCCAGAAGCATCAACCCGGATGATTACATAACCTCTAACCTTGAGCCGGATGAAGACTACGGAGAGTACAAGTATATGGAAGATGACGATGGTAGTCGAGCTTTCCTTGCTGGTGCACCGGGATACGAGATTGATTTCTTTCATCTAATTTAATATAGCCACGGCATTGCCTCTGCGCGAAAAACGCAGGGGCTTTTTCTTTTGCTCTGAAAATTCCTAAAAATTCACATTTTTTCCCAAAAACTCACGCGAGAAAAACATCCCCTTTTATGGGGGGAATAGAATGCGTCTCAGGATGCACTATTCCTCTTATTTTTGGAGGTTGTATCATGCTCGAAAACAAATTCAAGACAGGATTGATAAGGGAGCTGAAAGAACGCTTTCCTGGCTGCATGGTTGTTCATCTTGACCCAAACGAGATTCAGGGAATCCCCGATCTCTTGGTTCTCTACGGCACAACATGGGGCGCATTGGAGGGCAAGAAGTCAGCGAGTGCATCTCATCGTCCAAATCAGGACTATTACGTTCAGCAGATGGATGAGATGAGTTTTGCGGCCTTTATCTATCCCGAAAACAAGGAGGAAGTTCTTAATGAACTGGCGAGATCATTCGAGGCTCACGGGGAAACATGCCCTCCTCGGAGCAAGTAACTACCATTGGTTGAACTATGACGCAGATAGATTGACCAATGCAGTTCTTAATTACCAGGCGAAGGAACGGGGAACACGGCTGCACGCATTTGCAGCAGAGTGCATTGATCTGAAGCAAAAACTGCCGAAGAACAAGAAAACCCTTAATACCTACGTGAACGATGCCATTGGTTTCCGCATGGATACCGAGCAGGTGCTGTATTACAGCGACAACTGCTATGGAACTGCGGATGCCATTTCGTTCAACGATGGGTTCCTTCGCATCCACGACTTAAAAACCGGAGCTGTTCCTGCACATATGGAGCAGCTCTATATTTATGCCGCTCTGTTCTGTCTGGAGTACGGATACCACCCGAAAGATATTCGGATGGAGCTCCGTATCTACCAGAACGATGAAGTTTGGGTCGAGAACCCCACTGAAGAGGAAATCGGCCCCGTCATCGCTAAAATCAAAGAGTTCGACCCGATCATCACTGATATTTTGTTAGGAGTGGCAGCATGAATCCGATTGAAAAAGACCTCCGTTCTTATTTTGGCATCACTTCCGAAAGCAATATCCTGGAGCACTATGGTACCAAGCGACATTCTGGTCGCTATCCTTGGGGCTCCGGCGATAACCCGTATCAGCATTCCGGCGATTTCCTGTCTCGTGTAGAGGAGCTTAAAAAGAAGGGGCTCTCGGAGAAGGAGATCCTGGAGACCATCAACGACTCTCTCCCTGACGAGTATAAGATGGGCTTGACCGAGTTCCGCACTGCACGTCAGAAAGCAGGCCATGACCGTAAGGCATTGGAGTACGATCAGATTCGTGCGCTGAAGGATGACGGTCTTGGTTGGAAGGAAATTGGTGACAAGCTCGGCATGAGCGAGTCAAGTGTGAGGTCCAAGTATAACAATGCGATTGGCGAAAAAGCCAGCCAGGCTGAGAAGATTGCCGCGACTCTGAAAGAAGAGGTCGATAAGAAGGGCATGATTGATATTTCTGAGGGCGCAAATCAGGTCCTCGGAGTGTCGGAAAGCAAGTTGGACGAGGCTGCTTATATTCTGGAAGCAGAATATGGGTATCAGCGCTATGGCGTTGGCATCAGGCAGCCGACTAATGTCCGTCAGCAGACAAACATCACCGTCCTCGCGAAGCCTGAGTTTGACCAGAAGTATGCTTATCAGCATCAGGAACAGATCGATTCTCTGGGCGATTACCACTCTGATGATGGCGGCGAGACCTTCACGAAGCTTCAGCGCCCCTCTAGTCTGGATTCTAGTCGAGTTGCAATTCATTATGGCGATGAAGGCGGTCTGGACAAAGACGGTGTTATTGAGATTCGCCGTGGTGTGCCCGACCTTGACCTCGGCAAGAGCCATTATGCGCAGGTTCGTATCCTCGTTGACGGTGACCATTATCTGAAGGGCATGGCAGTCTATTCTGATGATCTGCCGGATGGTGTGGACGTTAGGTTCAACACCAATAAGCCTTCTGGCACGCCCAAAATGAAGGTCCTCAAGGAAGCAAAAGCGGATCCTGATAACCCGTTTGGCGCAGCTATCAAGGCCAACGGACAGAGCATGTATATCGGCGAAGATGGCAAAGAGCACCTCTCGCCGATCAACAAGCTGAAAGAAGAGGGCGACTGGGATACGATGTCCCGGAACGTCTCTTCTCAGTTCCTTTCCAAGCAGCCCAAGAAGCTGATCGAGAACCAGCTTAACCTTACTGTCGCGGATTACAAAGCCCAATATGATGAAATCATGCGGTACGATAATCCTACGGTCAAAAAGAAGTTGCTCAACGATTTTGCTGATACGGTTGAGGGAACGTCCATGACCCTGAAGGCATCTGCTTTCCCGGGTCAGTCCACGAAGGTTATCCTGCCGATCAATAAGATCAAGGAGACAGAGGCGTATTGCCCCACCTATGAGAACGGCACTCGGCTTGCACTGATCCGTTATCCTCATGCAGGTACCTTTGAGATTCCCATTGTGACTGTCAACAACAAGAATGTCAGCGGTAAGCGGAATCTCGGTGCAATTCAGGACGCAATCGGCATCAATGCAAAGGTTGCAGAGCGCCTGTCTGGTGCTGACTTCGATGGCGACACGGTTATGGCAATCCCTGTTACTGACAAAGTCAACATTAAGTCTACTCGTGCGCTGAAAGCATTGGAAGGATTCGATCCCAAGACCGCTTATGCAGTTCCTGAAGGCAATCCGAACAATGTCAGGCTGATGAAGAAAGAGGAGAAGCAGCGCGAAATGGGCGTGATCTCCAACCTCATCACTGATATGACATTGCGAGGTGCTGATGAGGACGAGCTTGCACGTGCGGTTAAGCACTCCATGGTCGTTATCGATGCGGAAAAGCATAAGCTGGACTATAAGCGCTCTGAGCGAGAGAATGGTATCCCCGAGCTGAAGCAGAAGTGGCAGATTCGTGTGGACGAGGAAGGCGCTACGCATTATGGTGGCGCATCCACGCTCCTGTCTCGCCGTAAGCAGACGGTTCGTGTACCCGAGCGTCGTGGCAGTGTTCGAGTTGATAAGGAAACTGGCGAATACATCTACAAAGAAAGTGGACGTACCTTTACTGACCCCAAGACGGGTAAGGAACGCAAGGCTGAAGATACAGTCAGTCTGATCTCCGAAACGAAGGATGCGCGCACGCTGTCTTCTGGCACCATCCAAGAGAACCTGTACGCGGACTTCTCCAACAAGCTGAAGGCCATGGCAAACCAGGCGCGCAAAGAGGCGGTCAACATGAAGGGCATCCAGCGTAACCCTGAAGCGGCCAAGACCTATGCGCCTGAGGTTGCATCCCTGAAAGAGAAGTATAACAACATGGTCGCTAACAAGCCTAAGGAGCGCAAAGCGATGCTGATTGCGAACGCCAATATTAAGGCGAAGATTCAGGAACAGGGCTTGGATCCTACGATCGACAAGAAAGAAATCAAGAAGATCTCTTCTGTCGAGATGCAACGTGCTCGCGATTCTGTTGGTGCAAGCGGACGCAAGTCCAAGGTCACCTTCACGGACAGAGAATGGGAAGCTGTTCAGGCTGGCGCAATTTCCGACAATATGTTGACGAAATTCCTTAATTCGTCTGATTCTGACGAAATTGTAAAGCGTGCAATGCCGAAAAACGTTACTGTTATGACTTCTGCAAAGATGTCTAAAGCAAACGCAATGTTGCGAAGCGGTTATTCTTATGCTGAAATCGCCAAGGCCTGCGGTATTCCGGAGTCCACGGTTTACAGCGCGCTTAATAAGTAACAATCTACTAAGAAAGAGGCTTTGAATAATGGTTCGATGCTTTCTCACCACCTTTGACAACCCGTACAGTCCGTACGACGAGTTCGAGAAGTGGTATCAGTATGATGTCGAGCACGGCTACAACTCTTCCGGTTTGCTTATGAGGATCGCCGAGACCTCATCTCAGTTCACGGACAACGAAAATGCCTATGAAATTGAGAAGGCAATCGACAAGATCGTTGCTGCTGACCCGATAAACATTTACAAGAAGCTCAAGATCACCGTGCCCGACGAGGACACGCTCGGCCAAACCGCGTAAACCATAGGGAGGGGGTCCCAAAATCGACACCCCCTCTCAAATCGCGCCGGTCTTTGATATTTCCCCGGAGGGAAAATTGATATTTGGGCTTTAAGGCTCCGACAGCGAAAGCTGCCGATTATATTTGTGTAAACTCTCGATGCCTGTATCCACAGCAGGTGTTAAGATTTACAGTCATATGGAAAATTGCCGAGGTTCTGGGGTGTAGACCGGGGCTTCGGCAGTTTTTGCAAGGGCTCATGGGAGTAGTATCCTCCTATATATTTGGGTTCAGGGCTTTCACGATGTTCAACCTCCATTGGGCATGATCTGCTTTTTCTTCTCCTTTCAAATGAGACAGGCTTAACTGGTACTACTGCGACTCCCATGAACCCTTGCAAAAGCAAAATAAGAATGTGAAACGAGGTTATTGCAATGAAACCTAAGAAGTCTGCTCCGGGCGAAATGTCGGCTGCAACTTCGCGGCCTGCAAGCACCCCGGAAGCGCAAGAAAACTATATGATCAACCTGGCAATGAAGCTGGTTGAGAAACGACTGCTGGAAGGTACGGCATCCAGCGCTGAGACGACCCATTTTCTGAAGCTGGCGACCTCCAAGAACGAGTTGGAGAAAACAAAGCTGGAGGAGGAAAACAAGCTGCTGCGGGCAAAGACCGAGACACTACAGAATGCAAAGCATTCCGAGGAGATGTACGAGAAGGCCATTGCTGCCATGAAGAAATACAACGGCTTGGGAGAGGATGATGAGTATGACATTAATTGACGTTGCATTTGCCCTGAGCATGGTTGCGATGATTATTTTCGTACCACTATTCTTTGCCGAGTGGGTCGAGAAGCACACCCAGAGTTATGCGCTTGAGATACTTGCGCATTTCGGAATGCCTGCGCTGCTGTGGTGTGTAATGTTGGTGCTGTATGAATTGCTGCGTAAGAATGGGGTAGTTGGGTGAAATGTCAATAACGAATATCCAGATGCTGTTGGCTGTACTGTGGTTATGCAGTTTTGCAATCTTCATGGTGGCCGTATACTTGGGGGAACATCCGGAAAATGCTGTAAGTACGACCATGCTGTATGTTCTCGGGGTACTGTCTGGGGTTATTGCACTCTGCGAGATACTGGAGCTGTTTGCATGAAAAGCTACACGGAACTTTGCACCCTGCCGACCTACAAGGAGAGGTTGGAGTATTTACAGCTGCACGGGGAAGTGGGGAGAGATACCTTTGGGTTTGACCGATGGCTGAACCAGGACTTCTACCAATCGAGAGAGTGGCGGCAGTTCCGAGACCGGATCATTGCCCGGGACATGGGATGCGACCTGGGGTGCAAAGACCACCCGATCACAGACTGGGTGCTGCGGGACGGAAGGCCGATCCGACCGAAGATCTCCATCCACCACATAAACCCCATAACAAAAGATGACGTTCTCCAGCACAGCGAAAAGCTGCTTGACCCGGAGAACGCCATTTGTGTTTCGGCGGCAACGCACAAGGTGATCCATTACGGAACAGGGAAGGGCCCGAAGCTGCCGGACGGAGAAAGAAGACCGGGCGACACCTGCCCATGGATAAAAACATGAATAAGTTACAAGAAGAAACTGACAATGGCTAAGGCGACAAAAAGCAAAACGACACCGACTTGGATGTACATTCCGTGATCACCGAGAAAATCAAGAGTTCTTTCGAGAATATGCTTGGCTCTATCGATAAATTCGGTGACCGAAAATTCCGGAATATGGCGATTTACTATTTCTGCATAGGTGCGAAGTTCTTCGTTATCATCGTCCGAATCCGTTTGATGACTGCTTGGCTCATCAGATAAAGAATCATCGGGCTTGAACTGTGATCCACAATAAGGGCACTCGAGAAATGCACCGTGGTCATCCATTTTTACAGGAGCACCGCAGTTGGGACAGGTGTAAGACTGCATATATTGCCTCCGAAGTATAAGAAATACCGTTTGAGATAAGTATATCAATCCATATGTTGTATGTAAAGAAGAAAGTCTGATATCCAGTGGAGGAAATGAGTATGTACCAGAAAAAAGCATTTAACCGGCGAGAGCAGGACTACGCCATGGGGCTGCGGCGGAAGCTGGAAGAGGCAGAGGCGATGCTCCAACACCTTGCACCGAGCCGTGCGAGAAGCCTGGCGCTGACCAAGCTGGACGAAGCACTGCTCTGGGCGAACGTGGGTATTGCGGAAGCCGGGCTCCAGCAGGGCTATACGGCTGCTCCGCGGAACAAGGGCTTTGACTTTGATGATGCTCTGGCGACAAATGTGGATGGGCAGCAGGTGCGGGCAACACGGGCCGGGGATATCACATTTGATGGCATGAAGATTGTCCCGCGGAGGGATGATAATCAGGCTGTGACCGCACAAAACGTTGCTCCGAGTGCTGGGGGAGACCTCGTTTTGCTGAAGCCTGGTCAAGTGGCGATTGATGCGGGAAGGCTGGCCAAGCTGGTCGAGGAGAGTGCACAGAAAGAAGCGGCCATGGGGAAGGACGGCGCGCCCCACAATCTGGCCGAACTGGAACTTCTGGCGAGGGCTCAGAAGGACTGGTATTATGCCATGATGAGCTACATTATGGGTGGCTACAGCGATGCCGAGGAGGAATAAAAATGGAACAGAGAGATTTTATGACCCGCGCAAAGCAGCTGGTGGTGGACTACTTCAACAGTCATGTAGACGCGACCGACGGCAAGAAGTTGACGATGGAGGATGTGTTCATCGTATGGTTCTCGAAGACCTTGCAGAACTGGAAGGCGCTTGTAAGCACCACCGTATCCGATGGCATGTACTATGAGATCACCCACAACGGCGACAAGAAGGAGACCTACCTCGACGTGTACAAGAAGTGGGAGAACCAGTGCATTGCGGACGGAAACACCGCACATTGACGGAGGCGCAGTATGGACAGCATCCTTACAAGCGTGAAGAAGCTGCTGGGCATTGCCGAGGAGTGCACAGACTTTGATGCGGACATCATCATGTACATCAACATGGCGCTGTTTGCACTGGTGCAGATGGGCGTGGGGCCCGGCGAGGGGTACGCCATTTCCGGGAAAGAAAACGAATGGACGGAGTTCGTTGCTGACCCGGTGAAGGTGGAAGCGGTGAAGGCTTACGTGGCCGTGAAAGTACGGCTGCTGGGCTTTGACCCGCCCCAGAGCAGCACCACCATGGAAGCGCTGAAGAATACCGCCTCCGAGATGGAATGGCGGCTGAACGTGGAGCACGATAATTCTGAGAAAGAAGCGTGACAACATGGTGAAACATGAAGGCAACATCCTGATGGAATGGCCCGAAGCATATCGCCAATTGGTTTCGGGTAAGAAAATTTGTATGTACTGCTACTATGTTGATGAAACTGGTAGGCATGACTACAAAGATTACTGGTATATCAATGCCGACAGGCATTTGGTGGTGCATCGTGAGGATGGAATCGAACGAGATTTGAGTGATCCTAAATGGCTGCTCGAATATTTGGAAATGACCACTTGGCCGAGATACTGGACAGTGATTCAGGATAAAACGTAAGGTTCCTACCTTATTATAATAGGAGAATTGAAAATGGCACTCTCGAACACGGCCACGCCGATCTACTACGGCCGTTTTCGGGAGGCCGTGATGCGTGGCGAAATACCCGTATGCCGGGAGATTGCCATGGAGATGGAGCGGATCGACGACCTGATCGCCAACCCGGGCATCTACTATGACGACAAGGCGGTGAACGGTTTTATCTCCTTTTGCGAGGATGAGCTGACCCTGACCGATGGCACCGACGTGAAGCTGCTGGACAGTTTCAAGTTATGGGCCGAAGAGATCTTTGGATGGTACTACTTTGTAGAACGAAGCGTCTTTGTGCCGAACGAGCGCGGAGGCGGCGGACACTACGAGACCCGGCGACTGAAAAAGCGGCTGGTGACAAAGCAATACCTCATCATTACCCGATCGGCCGCGAAGACCATGTATCTGGAGTTTTTGCAGGCGTACTTCCTGACAGCGTACACCACCACGACCCAGCAGCTGACCACCGCTCCGACCATGAAACAGGCCGAGGAGGTGCTGGCACCCTTCCGCACCGCATTGGCGCGGGCAAAGGGGCCTGTGTTCCAGTTTATGACCGAGGGCAGCCTGCAAAACACCACCGGCTCCAAGGCAGACCGGGTGAAGATGGCTTCCACCAAGAAGGGCATCGAGAACTTTTTGACCAACAGCCTGCTGGAAGTGCGCCCGATGACCATTGAGAAGCTGCAAGGACGGCGCGACACTGTGGCGACCGTGGACGAGTGGCTCTCCTGCGACATCCGGGAAGACCCCATTGGTGCCATTGAACAGGGTGCAGCCAAAAACGAGAATTACCTCATCGTGGCGGCTTCCTCCGAGGGCACTGTGCGCAACGGCTGCGGCGACGACATCAAAATGGAGTTGATGAGCATCCTGAAAGGGGAGTACGTCAACCCCCATGTGTCCATCTGGTACTACAAGCTGGACTCCATTGAGGAAGTGGGCCAGCCGGAGATGTGGCTGAAGGCTAACCCGAACCTGGGCAAGACCGTGAGCTACGAGACATACCAGTTGGACGTGGAGCGTGCAGAGAAATCTCCCAGCGCCCGGAACGATATTCTGGCAAAGCGCTTCAACCTGCCCATGGAGGGCTACACCTATTTCTTCCCCTACGAGGAGACCCTGTGCCACAGGAAGAGAAGCTTCTGGCAGATGCCCTGTGCCATGGGCGCGGACCTTTCCATGGGCGACGACTTTTGCGCCTTTACCTTCCTGTTTCCGCTGTCCAACGGATATTTTGGGGTCAAGACGAGGGACTACATCACATCCTACACCCTCAGCCAGCTTCCGGCTTCGAGACGGCAGCAGTATGAGGAATTCATGCGGGAAGGGACCCTGTTCGTGTTTGACGGCACGGTCCTGGACATGATGCAGGTGTACGATGACCTGGACAACTTTATCATGGAGAACGAGTACGACGTACGGGCGTTTGGCTACGACCCCTACAACGCACAGGAGTTCGTGAAGCGCTGGGGCGATGAAAACAGCACCTTTGGCGTTGTGAAAGTGATCCAGGGTGCAAAGACCGAAAGCGTGCCGCTGGGTGAGCTGAAAAAGCTGAGCGAACAGCGGAAGCTGCTGTTTGACGAACAGCTGATGCAATTTGCCATGGGCAACTGCATTACGCTGGTGGACACCAACGGCAACCGGAAGCTCTACAAACAGCGGCAGGATCAGAAGATCGATGCCGTGGCTGCCATGATGGACGCTTATGTGGCGTGGAAACAGAACCGGGATGCGTTTGAATAAAACGGAACCGCCAGCGTATCACGAAACAGAACGTAGTACGCTGGCGGTTTTTGTTTTTGCGCAGGAAATCCAAATAGAGGGTCAGTCATCGTCATCTGCGGAAGCCCAGTCAATATTTTTGGTGTGACAGGAGGGGCAGGTCCAATAGCCTTCCTCGTTATCGCCATCTTCCCATGGCGCTGTGTAAGGCGCATTGCGAAGATCACGGCCACAGTTGATGCAGTAGTTTTCCATAGAGATACTCCCTTCAGGTTTTCTTTACTTGATATGGTTGATCATGCGGATCTCGGAATGTCATATCCGGAGGAAGGTCTTCTCCGGTCTGCTCTTTGAACTCATCAATCTTCTCTTGAGACGGATGACAACCTTCATGGAGATGAACCATGATCAAGCCAAGCGAATGTATGATGGTTTCATAGTCGTCCGGATTACGAGGCGCATATTTCCGGTGATCAGGCTCTGATTCTTCTGGTTCGGAAAAACCCTTTGCAGATATGGAATTATCCTGTTCCGCATCTGCATCTATGGACAGCGAGTGATTCTGGTCTTCAGGCAATTCGTTCGTGGATTCCGTGAGTTGCGGAAGGGCAGCATTGTCATCCTTCAGGTTTAAATAAAATGTTCCTGCGGCAAGGGCAACGATACCTGCGATTCCAATTCCCTTAGTGAATCCGGGATGGGCTGTTCTGAAATCGTTCAGTTTTACTTTACTCTTCGCAATGGCATTGTACTCATTGAAGTCAGGATCCTGATCGTAGGGCACGATACTTTTTGTATGACAGTTCTCGCAGGTGACCGTGCGTGGCAGCCATCGCGGGACGGCCAATTCCTTACCGCAGTTCGGGCAATGACAAGTAAACATGGGCGGCAGCTCCTTTTGCTTCTATGCCTTGAGTATAGCATAAGTGCAGAAAAAGGCAATAAGAAACATGGAAAATCTGTCGAAAATTATAATAGGAGGATTTATGAACGGTTGTGCCTATAACGAAAAAGTAAAGAGGGCAACGAAGCTGTTGCCCACGCACTGTTGAAAGAGTGAGGTGACAGGACAAACATGCAGGTATACAAGGACGAGCTATACCACTGGGGCATCAAGGGCATGAAGTGGGGCGTGCGGCGGTACCAGAACAAGGATGGTACCCTGACGGCCGCAGGCAGGAAACACTATGCCGGGGACGGGAACGCCGGTGAGGATGCGCAGAAGCCCAAGACAGAGTATGCGCCCAAGCGAACCGGAAAAAACGCGGAGGATTACTCCGACGAGGAGCTGCGGGCCCGGATC